GTTTACAGTGAACTACGTTGGAGAACGTGTCAAAGGAAAATTTGACATTACTTCAAGAACATTTACAGCTGACAGCGAATAATTTTTAGGAGGGTATAGAAAATGGCAAAAACAATTAACACAAACATTGATGATGGATTTCTTCTTTTCACATTCACAAACAAACAGGGTGAAGTGTTCTCTTCATTTAAGCTGAACCCTACTGACATTAACGTTGCAGCAAGAGCGGAAGAATTGGAAACTTTCTTTGAACAGGCTCAGGAATCTGTTAAGAATGTTTCTTCCAGCAAAGAGATGGCGGAAATCAATAAGCAGATTGAGGATAGAATCAATTATATGCTCGGATACGAAGCATCTAAGGATTTATTTAAAGAACCAATTACCGCAACAACTGTTTTTGGAAATGGTCAGGTGTTCGCTTATATCGTTCTGGACAAAATCAATGAAGCACTTACTCCGGAAATTGAAAAGAGAAAGAAAAAAATGCAGGAAGTAGTCAATAAGTACACGGAGAAGTATACAAAATGACCGCCTATGAGTTGCCCACCTCACTAAATATCAGTGGGGTGGATTTTTCTATCAGAACGGATTTTCGAGTAATTATTGATATTCTGGTCGCCATGAATGACCCAGAATTGGACGAGCAAGCGAAAGCAGTTGTTATGTTGCAGATTCTATTTGAAGACTGGCAGAGCATACCCCCAGAGCATCTTACAGAAGCTTGCCAGAAAGCTTGTGAGTTTATTGACTATGGTCAAGTTGATGATAGTCCGAATAAGCCCAAACCCCGTCTGATGGACTGGGAACAGGACGGAGACATGATTGTTCCGGCAGTAAACAAGGTTACTGGTAAAGAAATCAGAGCAGTGCCTTATATGCACTGGTGGACGTTTTTTGGATATTTCATGGAGTCTGGCGAGTGCCTTTTTAATACCGTAGTTGGAATCCGGTCAAAAAAAGTAAAAGGCGAAAAACTTGATAAATGGGAAAAGAAATTCTATCAGGAAAACAAGAATATTATTGACATAAAAACACGTCTCAGCGACGAGGAGCAAGCGTATAAGGATGCGCTGAATGAGATGCTGAACCTCAAATAGTTAGGAGGTGGACACATGGCTGCTGATGGCTCAGTCATTATTGATACCAGAATGGACACATCAGGTGTACGAAACGGCGTATCAGCAATCAGACAGTCTTTTAACGGACTTGACAGCGTAGTAAAAAAAATAGGCGTACTGATTGGCGGAGCATTCGCAATTGGGGAACTGGCCCAGTTTGGCAAAGAATGTCTGGAACTCGGATCTGATCTGTCAGAAGTGCAGAATGTGGTTGATGTTACATTTACAACCATGTCAGAAAAGGTAAACGAATTTGCAAAAAACGCTATAACATCTGCCGGACTCTCCGAAACAATGGCAAAACAATACACTGGTACTTTTGGAGCTATGGCAAAAGCCTTCGGATTCTCAGAGGAGCAGGCGTATAATATGTCTACTCAGCTGACTCAGCTTACAGGCGATGTTGCATCTTTCTATAATCTCGATCAGGAAGAAGCATTCATAAAGTTGAAGAGCGTTTTTACGGGCGAAACGGAAACACTCAAAGACCTCGGCGTGGTAATGACCCAGTCGGCACTTGACCAGTATGCACTTGCAAATGGCTACGGAAAAACAACATCCGCCATGACCGAACAGGAGAAAGTGGCCCTCCGTCTGGCTTTTGTGCAGAAACAGTTATCAGCCGCATCCGGTGATTTCATCAGGACATCTGATTCATGGGCAAACCAAGTGCGAGTGATGCAGTTGCAGTTGCAGTCTCTCAAGGCAACAGTTGGACAGGGATTAATCAATCTCTTCACTCCTGTTTTGAGAGTTATTAATATTTTGCTGGGCAAACTGGCAACTCTGGCAAATGCTTTCAAGTCATTTACGGAGTTAATCACCGGGAAAAAATCTTCTGGTCAGACAGGTGCAAGCGGCGCAGGCCTTGCCGGGACAGATGCAATAGCTGATACGGCAGACCAATATGGAAATGCTGCCGACAATGCCGAAAAGCTGGCAGATGCAACAAATGATACAGCGGACGCAACCAAGAAAGCTACTAAGGCAGCAAAAGGATATCTTAGTCCTCTTGACGAAATCAATAATTACTCAACGGATAAAAGCGTGGATTCATCGTCAAAAGTACCGGGCACAACCGGCGGACTTGCAGATCAGATGAAAGATGCTGTACAAAATGTTGATTATGGAAAATTGGCAGAGGGTGAGACAGTTCTTGATAAAATGTCAAAACCGCTAAAAAAGATAATCGACAGATTTAAACAGTTGGCTAAGTTAATCGCAAAAGGATTCTGGGATGGATTAGGAGATTACGAACCAATTCTTGACGGAATAAAAAAGGATCTCGATTCCATATGGAAATCTTTAAAGGATATCTTCACTGATTCAGAAGTTGCTAAAGCAGCAAATAATTTTTTCGATTCATTCGCATATGCAATTGGACAAGTTGCCGGCTCATTTGCCAGAATCGGATTAACAATTGCGCAAAACATTATAGGTGGAATTGAGAAGTTTCTGAAGCAGAACGTGCAAAGAATAAAGAAATATCTGATAGATATGTTCAACATCGGTGCTGAAATTTCGAAAATCGCAGGAAATCTTGCAGTTGCTTTCGCTGATGTTTTCTCAGCTTTTAGCGGAGAAACTGCGCAGCAGATTACAGCAGATTTAATCGGAATCTTTGCTGAAATCGGAATGGTTCTTACAGAAACGGCTGCAAAACTTGGCAGAGACATCCTTAAGATGATTGCGCAGCCTTTTATCGACAACAAGGACATTTTAAAGTCAGCAATCGAGGGTAGTCTCGGAGTAATAGAAACCGTAACAAGTGGGGTCTTAACAGTTGTTCAAAACCTTAGTGATGCAATATCGAGGTTATACGATGAACATGTAAAACCGTTCTTTGATTCTATAGCAGATGGATTATCAAGCATATTTGGAACTCTGATAACCGGATATAACACATACATTCTTCCGGTGTTACAAGGACTGGCAGAACAGTTCAAAGGGCTATTAGAGGGACCGTTAGGGGATGCGATTTTAAAGATAGAAACATTCCTCGGAAAACTCATTGATTCTCTGAAACTTCTATGGGAGTCAGTGCTAGTGCCTTTGATTAACTGGATAATCGCGAATTTGCTTCCGGTCGTGGCAGAAATAATTAACGTTGTAGGCACCGTAGCAATAAAAGTCATAAAATCATTAATTAAAATAATTGGTGATGTAGCAGACACTCTGAGCGGAATCATTGATTTCCTTGTAGGCGTTTTCACAGGAGACTGGGAACTGGCTTGGCAGGGAATAAAAGAGATTGCGGATGGAACATGGAATTTTATTAAAGATGTTGTGTCGGGTGCGTGGGAGATAATTAAAACCGTAACAAAAGGCGCATTGAACATAATAAAGAGCATCATGAGCACTGCTTGGAATGCGATTAAAGCATTGACTTCAACAATCTGGAACGCAATCAAGAAGACCCTTTCTGGCCTTTGGAACTCTCTTAAATCCACAGCCAGCACAGTATTTAATGCAATTAAAACCAAAGTTACTGGCGTTTGGGATAAAATAAAAGACAAGACATCTCGAACATGGGAAAGTGTTACTACTTTTATATCTACTAAGGTTGAAGCGATAAAAACCGCTATTACTAATAAGTTTAATGCCGCCAGAGATGCAGTCAGATCTGCATTTGAAGGCATTGTGGATTTTATTAAAGCTCCGATTAATCAGGCAATCAGCATTGTTAATAATGCAGTTGGGATGATTAATAATGCAATTGGTGGAATTGAATCTGCATTTTCCTTTGGACCCTGGACTGTTCCAACACCGTTTGGTTCAAAGACTATTGGATTTCATGCGACATTTCCACGTATCGGAACTATCCCATATCTGGCCAGTGGTGCAGTTATTCCGCCACGAAGCGAATTCCTTGCGGTATTAGGCGATCAGAAAAAAGGCAATAACCTGGAAGCACCGGAGAGCCTGTTGCGTCAGATCGTCCGGGAAGAATCAGGAAAAGGGCAGGGAGATGGAAATACCTATAATGTTACAGTCAATGCATCTGGCAGAAAATTGTTAGATATTATTATCAGTGAAGCCGAAATGAGAAGAAATCGGAATGGAAAAAACCCATTTGAGTTAGCGTAAGGAGAAGAATATGCCGCAGGAACAATTTAAAATAGACAACGTTGTTATAAGAGCACCGGATAGTTACAAACCGGTGTTCGCAACCACTTCTACGGAAGACTCTAAAAGAAGTCAGGATTTGATTATGCACAATACGCCAATGGGAACAATTGGCGGATACGATATGCAATGGGGTGAGCTTACATGGGCTGAAATAGCAACCATACTAAATACTGTACTTAATAAAAGTCAATTCACATTTCACCATAAAGACCCAACTATTCCGGGAAGATGGGTAGACAGAACATTCTACGCATCAAATTTTAATATGGCTGCGCAAACTCTGAAAGACGGGGAAGAAAAGTGGACAGATTTGTCTATCAATGTAAGGAGGATTGAGCCGATTTGATAAATGTATCTACTCAGTTGAAGAAAGAATCTCTTACAAACAGAAATTATTACGTGACAGCAAATGTTACATTGTCAAATGGCGCAACTCTTAAGCTAGGTAAAAAAGACTTTTACCTGTCTGGAAATAGTCTTGTAGATTCAGCGGACTCCGGGGACTTTCCGGTGGGTGTGGCAATCGCAAAAACGGCAAGTTTATCATTGGTAAATGATGACGGGCGCTTTGACGGATATAATTTTAACGCTGCAAGGTTTGTTATCTTTCTCAATGTGCAGTTATCCGACAGGATAGAAACCATAAAGAGAGGTACTTACATTGTATCGAAAAAGCCCGCAACAGCAAGCGAAATAAGTCTTTCTCTCTTAGATAAAATGCATAACGCTGATAAGGCATATGATTCTAATCTGTCTTTTCCTTGTACGGTCAAGGAACTGCTCTCGGAATGCTGTCAGCAATGTGGAATCACTCTTGGAGATGCAGTGTTTCCAAATGCGGATTTTCAGATTCAGAAAGTGCCATCTAATGCGACATACCGTACAATAATCGGAATGTGTGCCGGGATAGCCGGTGGAAATGCAAGAATCGACGAAAATGACTTACTCAGGATTATTACGTTTGATAAGACATTTACCAATACGACTATTTACGATGGTGGAACAGTAAAGAACTGGACAAATGGTGATGATCTGGATGGCGGTACGCTTAATCCATGGACAACAGGGACCGTGATTGATGGTGGTACGTTAAGCAATAACGACTATCACGCGTTATTTTCAATTCAGAATCTACAATATGACGTAGACGATGTTATTGTAACAGGCGTCAAATACGTAGAAGATGAGGCCGAATATATGTCGGGTCAGGACGGCTATGTAATCACTATTGATAATCAGCTATTGTCAGGAAATGCACAGGCAGGAGTCGAAGCTATTGGAAATCAATTAATCGGTTTGCGAATGCGTCCTTTCTCATGCGACGGAATCGCCAACGGATACGCCACTTTCGGCGATCCAGTCGAATTTATTGACACAAAGAATCGTGTTTTTAGATCATTTGTAACTAATGTAGAATTTGTGTTCGGTGGTTCAACAACATGGAGCTGTAGTGCAAAGAGTGCCGAAGAAGATGTAAGTGAGTTTGTTGGTGGTCAGCAAGTGGCGGTAGAACAGTCAAAAAAAGATATAGAGAAGAAACTATCTGCCTATGACGTAAAGCTCAAACAAATGAATGAGCTTGCAGCAAACACGCTGGGCTTCTTCTATACAGAGGAAGTACAAGAAGATGGTTCCGTAATTACGTACCGGCATGATAAGCCTACACTTGCTGATTCTAAAGTAATTTATAAGACAAGTGCTGATGGATTCTTCTTGTCAGTAGACGGCGGTCAGACATGGAAAGCCGGCTTTGATAGTAATGGAGATGCCGTTCTGAATATTCTCTATGCCATCGGTATTCAATCAGAATGGATTAACACAAGAGGATTCACAGCGAAAGATAATAACGGGAATACGACATTAAGAATAGATGCCGACACAGGTGCTGTCACATTAAGGGTCGAAAACTTTACGCTGAAAAGCAGAACTATTGAACAGATCGCCAAAGACGTTGTGGATGGGTCAGTTCGTAATGTGACTATCCCGAACTATTATGGCACGTATACACCAACATTGCAGAATTATCCGGCATCTGAGTGGAAAAGTGAAGAATATGAAAAGCATGACGGCTCGATTTTCATGAACTTTTCTACAAGCCAGGTATATATGTTTTCTGGGACTGATGGCACTTGGCGGGAACTGGATGCTGAAAAAATTGTCAATTTTGAAAGAGTTTTTAACGCTCTGACAGACAATGGCAAACAAGAGGGAATTTATATGCAGAACGGGCATCTGTATGTAAATGCTTCTTATATTAAGTCCGGCCAGATTTCAGCTGATTTAATTAATCTGAAAAACATTAATGTTACAAACAGTTCTGGAACATCAACATTTGCGATTGATAACTACGGAAATGTTACGCTCAGGCCTAATACATTTGTGTTAACAAACGGCGATACAATATATAGCATTGCTGAAAATAAAGCTTCGACAGCATTATCGAATGCGAATCGCTATACAGACAATGCACTTAGCAACCTCGACATAGGAAAAATGTCCAAGCAAGAGATTATTAATGTGCTAAGCGATAACAGCAGCAATAAAGGTCTGTATCTATCAAATGGCAATGTGTACATGAATGCCGATTATATTAACACAGGTGAATTAGCAGGATGGAAAGTTGGAATTAAAAAGCTTTCAGCAAGTGGCACATATGGAGAAGTAACGCTAGACGCTTCAACTGGAGAGATCTATTCAGAGACGAATACAGGAGTATATGTGCCGGGGTACGGGACGTTGTATGGAACGCGAATTAGAGGAATCAATCTTTATACAGGAACCGTACACGCAAGCTCAGTCTCGGTTGGTACCAGTGTTTCGGCGGACAGTATTTCGGCATCAAAAAAAGTTAAAGCAGGAACGCACGTAGAAGCCAGTGGTCATTTCTACAGTGTAGGTACGGGGACAGACCTTGCAGATGCTTCTATCAGAGGAAAACTGAAAGTAAGCGGGGCAAAATCAAGATCAGTTTCGACGGTAGACTATGATGAACAGCTCTTTTACTGCTATGAAATGCCAACCCCATTCTTTGGAGATATCGGTGAATCTGTAATATCGGATGACGGGACTTGCATGATTGACATAGATGATATCTTTCAGGAATCTGCAAATGTCGGCATTAAATATTATGTGTTCTTGCAGAGAGAAGGAGAGGGCGACTGCTGGATAGCTGAGAAAGAGCAGAATTATTTTGTTGTAAAAGGAACTCCGGGACTTAAATTTTCGTTCGAAATCAAAGCAAGACAAGCTGAATATGAACATATGCGATTTACTGACCCGGGAGATACGGCTTATACAGACGCAAGAGATATAGAAATCCCGGAACCAAATTATGAGTCAGAAGAAACAGAGGTCTCGGAACCAGATTATGAATCAGAGCTTATTAACGACAGATTAAGTATTATCAATCAGATGGAGGTAATATCATGAAGAAGATTTTAACAAGTTTTATGAATCTTAGCACTGGAGAAGGAAGTCGCATTGCTTACACTTATTCGGAAGTAGACGAAAGCACAGGAAGTATCATCAGTCAGAACAATAAAGGTAATTTCCTTGTGATGAATGACAATGTACAGAAAAATCTTGATTCCGTAAAGGATTACATAAAAAATAATTTCCTTTCATAAGGAGGTAAGTCTAATATGGCCGATACATATACAATACAATTCCGGCGCGGTATGTACGCCGATTTTGATACATCGAAAATTCGTCCTGGAGAGCCCGTTGCGATTCTTGGCAATGACCCTTCTGTTCCATCTGGCAAAGCCTTATACATTGCATTTGCGGCTAATGATGTAAGACGATTGTGTTCCATTGAGGATATTTCAGAGATGGTCAATGCCGGAGAATTTGTTGGCCCGCAGGGTCCAAAAGGCGAAAAAGGAGATAAAGGAGAGAAAGGCGCAGAGGGTCCTGCTGGCCCGCAGGGTCCAAGGGGTGAAAAAGGAGATAAAGGTGATCCGGGAGAAAAGGGTGCGGATGGCACCGTAGCATTTGAATCGCTGACACCCGAGCAGAAAGAATCACTAAGGGGTATCTCTATCACAGCGGTCAGTATCGACACAGATGGAAATTTGACAATAACATTTTCAGATGGTAATAGTGAAAATGTTGGTAATATTATAGGGCCTCAAGGTCCGCAGGGACCACAAGGTGAAAAAGGAGATGTTGGTCCACAAGGTCCACAAGGCCCACAAGGAGAAAAGGGTGAACAAGGAAATGATGGAACATCTCTTAATATCCTTGGTACAAAAGAATCTGAGGCAGACCTCCCTTTAAGCGCAGAGAAGAACGACGCGTATTTAATAAATGGAGAAATGTGGGTTTTTAACGGCACAAATTGGAACAATGCTGGCAGGATTCAAGGGCCGCAAGGTCCGCAGGGACCAGTTGGTCCGCAAGGGCCAAAGGGCGACCCGGGACCGCAGGACATAAAAGGAGACCCCGGAGAAAAAGGAGAGCAGGGAATACAGGGTCTAAAAGGCGATACTGGGCTGCAAGGTCCACAGGGACCAGTTGGTCCAAAAGGCGAGCAAGGCGATGCTGGCGTGCGAGGAATCACCTTTACTCCTGTTGTAGACAGCAGAGGAAATATAAGTTGGAGTAATGACGGGGGACTTGAAAACCCCCAGACAGTAAATATTACCGGACCGCAAGGCGATACGGGCGCAAAAGGAGATACTGGGCCGCGAGGAGAAAAGGGAGAGGCTGGGGATGCCGGGCCTAAAGGAGACAAGGGCACTACATTCGTCCCAAGTGTGGACACCGATGGAAATATAAGCTGGAGCAACACAGATGGAATCACCAATCCCGAAACAGTCAACATAAAAGGGCCAAAAGGAGACAGGGGAAGTGATGCGACTGTCCCGATTGCTACAACTGAAACTCTTGGCAAGGTTAAGCCCGACGGTAAGACAACATTCATAGACGAAGACGGAACACTCCACGCAAAAGGCGGAGGCGTGACCGTTACCCCTAAACCCGTAAACAACCCAACAATTGAAAATGCAAACACATCTGTCACAATTAAATGGCAAGACCCTGAAAACACGGTAATCAGTGGCTCAACATTTTCTACATGGGCTGGCACAAAACTTGTAATGAAAGAAACGGGCTATCCTGCAAATCCAGATGACGGAACGCTTGTGGTTGATAATACGGTTCGAGATAAATACAAAACCACAGGCTATACAGTCACAGGGTTAACAAGCGACAAACAATATTACTTCGTGCTGTTCCCATACAACACTGATGGCGTATACAACTACGATACAGGAAACAGACTTCTCGGTGAACCAGGGGAATTGAAGATTGTCACATTCGCTGACGGAACGGATGCTGAAATAGCAAGGATGATTAAAGCGCACTACGCAGGCAAAATCAACATTGGAGACTATTGGGCGGTTGGTGACAAGAGGGTAATTCATCATAACGCCATGCCTGCAACTGGCGTAAGTGAGTCACACAAGGCAAATGATTACGCTTATGTAATTATCGGAATTGAACATGATGATTTAGTGACTGCTGTCAATGGCAAGACCAAAGCTGCGATTACAATTCAGACGGAACGCCTGCTGTATTTAGACACTACGACAGAATATAACAATTCTCTCGATGCATCTCATGAATGTGGTTATATGAATAGCTCAGATATGAATAGCGGCGGTTGGGAAGGTTGTGAAAGACGTACATGGTGTAATAATGTGTACAAGAAATGTTTACCTGCTTATGTCCAAAGCATGATGAAACAGGTTAAAAAGCTGACATCTGTGGGAGGTCAGAGTAGTACAATCAAGACTTCAAACGATTATGCGTTCTTACTATCTGAAATCGAAATTTTTGGTGACTTTCCATATTCTTTTGGAGGTGAAGGAACACAGTATCAATACTTTAAGAATGCGATCGCAAACAGGTATAAAAGCCCACGAACTAGCAATTCTTATGCGTCTGGGATTTGGTGGGAGCGTTCGCCTCGCCACAGTGCCAATGAGTCCTTCTGTGTTGTGAATGCGACAGGGAGTACGAACATCGCCGATGCCAGTCAAGAAAGGAGCCTCGCCCCTTGCTTATGTTTCTAAAATCCTAGTAAATTAATGAATTATTTATAGCTGAATGGCTAAGAACAGGAGGTGCATATGGATAAAAAGGAAATTGCAAATATTTATAAAGCAATTAATAGAGTTTCAAACAGACTGAATGAAATGTCTGAAAAACTTGACTTGGTGATGCAAATGCTTAATGCGGAATCTAATCGTAAAATTCTAATTAATGGTGATGGTATTGACGGTCTGGCTGAACTTGTATCAACGCATGATTCGGCACTTGATGAACTGGCTACTTTAGTTGCAGGCATTGGAGGTGGAAACAATGGTTAAATTTTTCGAAGAACGAGTAATCAATGGGCTGAAAAAATGGACAGATGTTCCTGAGCTGTGGAATGCAAAGGTGATTGAAAAGTTGAAAAAAGATGACTATGTGCTGAATGAGGATGGGACGGTAGAAAGAGCAGGTTCACTACAGTAAACGTTATGCACGCAGGAAAAATTTGAGAGGATTTTTGTATGACAAATAATCAAAAAGTAGTTCTCAGGAAAATTATTTATGCGGTCGAAACTGGCGAACAGGTTTACGGACAGCAGGATTATTCGGACTTCACGGAAGCCTACACCAATTCTTCTGAAGAACACGCAATCACAATCGGGGCGGGACAGTGGTACGGAATCGAAGCTAAAACACTTCTGGAACGAATTTACGATGCCGACCCGGAACAGTGGAAGAAGATAGACAAGGTCAGACTTTTGGAACAGGTCCAGACCGCAAACTGGGAATGTTTTAATATTTCCAGGGTATCACAGCTCGCAGACACTATAGTTGCTCTTATCTCGTCCGATTTAGGCGTTAAATGCCAAGATAGCCTTATGGATGAACAGTTATCCACCTATGCAGACGAAGCCCTTAAGCAGGGCGTTACAGACGCCAGAGCGCAAGCTATGTGCGTGAACTTTAGACACCAAGGCGGACAGGGAGCAGTAACGAGGATTTTAGCAAAGACTCAGAAGCCATATACGCTTGATAATCTCTATGCAGCCTGCCAGACGGACACAGGGAATCAGGTGGGAGCATATAAGGACAGACAGAGATTTGTTTATAATGCGTTGAAAACATATTTCCCGGAAAGTGAGGAGACAGACATGAAAGCAATTGATAAATTAATCCAGATCGCAAAGAATGAAACCGGATATCTTGAAAAGGCAAGCAATAGTCAGCTTGATAGTAAGACAGCAAATGTCGGAGAAAATAATTATACGAAATACTGGCGAGATATTAAACCGGATTATCAAAGGCAGCCATGGTGCGCTGCATTCGTGAGTTGGTGCTTCATGAAAGCATTCGGCTTAGACACAGCGAAGAAACTTTTGAAGCACTGGCCATACGTTTACTGTCCGACAATGGCGGATTTGTTTACCCTGAACAGCAATCCGAAGATTGGAGATATTGTTATTTTTTATCGAAATGGCACATTTACACATACCGGAATCGTAACAAAGGTATCAGGAGATCGATTCTGGACAGTCGAAGGAAACACTTCTGGTGGCTCTACAATTATCGCAAATGGTGGTGGCGTATGTCAGAAAAGTTACTACAACAGCAACCTTCCCGGAACAAAATTCTGTACTCCAAATTACAGTTTAGTTAAAAATACAACGTCAGTTTCAGACTCAGATACAACCAAAAAGCAGAACACCAGAGCCTATATTGCACAGATCAAAAAGGACACAAAATGCTATACAAAATCAAACAAAAACAGCCCGTCAAAGCTGTTTCCAAAACTGAAAAAAGGTGCAGTTGTAGAGGTGATGAAGTACACAGAAACTGACAGTTCAGGGCTGAAATGGTATTTTATCCGCATCCCGCATCCGGCAGAAGGGTTTGTTTTTGAATTTGTTCCAAAAGGAGCATTCACCAGAATCACAGAAATTTCTAAATGATTTTCCCGGGGAATTACCCCGGGAGTTTTATCTTTAAACATATTTTGTATCATTTCGGAAGTTTTAGACTGTTATCGTTAGTCACACGTTAGTCACAAATAAAAATATTGTTTCCTAATATAATAGTGCCAAAAACACTGTATTTATGGGCATTTGCGCAATTTTCTAAATTCTATTTGTTGGTCACAATTAATAAAATTAGAATAATGAAAATGAAATGAGGGAAATCCTTGCAAAATCGCTGAAAACGTTGATTTTAATAGGGTTTCCGGCATTTCGATAATGATATTTCGGTTGTTTTATAAAGATTAAAATGGGTTCCGTTAGTCACAGTTAGTCACAAATGGAACTTTTATCTTTTCTATTTCTGTCCGGAGTTCTTCCAGTGTTCTGTGACCGTACACTGCGTTCGTGACGTCTCCACCAAAGGAGTGGCCTAGCATTCGCTTTCGGTCATTCTCCCGGACACCGTATTTTTCGCATAAAGCAGAAAAGGTGTGTCGGCAGTCGTGCGGCGTGTGTTTCGGATTGCCGACTATTCCCAAACGTTCCAGTGTAGGATAGAACAATGCTTTTCTGTGGTGTTGCTGAGTATATACGCATAGTTTACCATCTTGTGTCAGTACTTTCTGTTCGACAAAACGGTATATAGCAGAATGTATCGGAACAATTCTGTTTTTACCGGCTTTTGTTTTGATTCCACCTTGAAAGTACTTCTCTTCTAGGTTGGTTGTAAGTTTTAGCACTTCGCCGATTCGCCAACCAGAGTAACACATGATAAGAATGAGCTGTACTTCTGGATCGTCGGTATTATTCCACAGTACCTGCATCTCCTGATCAGAAAATGGCGTTCCATGTTCGGTGTCATTATCAGCATTGACATGGACATATAACGCCTTGTTTTCCGTTACGATTTCTGAGTAGACTGCATATTTGTACATCTGCTTGAACAGAGTCAAAATAGCCATCTGGCTTTGCTTTTTCAGCTTACAATCATCAATAACCTTTTGCATATCAGGAGCCTTTAAATCTTCGAATATGCGATTGTGCAGAACGGTGCAGTTTGTATAAGCTGTCCGATACGCTTCCTTTGAACTGCGTGACAGTTTTGTCCCTTCTGGGAACTTCCACGCATAAAACTGTTTATATACCTCTGAGAACGTCAATTTCTTGATTTCCGGGTGCTTATCCTCTACGCCCTTAATTGTATTGTAGTCAGCAATCAAGCGACTTATAAGAGTATCTATGTCCGTTGTAGGGGATACCTCAAGAGTCCGCTCCATGCCGGGTTGATACGTGCCGGCTTTGTAAGCTGTCAGGACGGTGAAGCCTTTTATCCAGTCATCCACATAACAGATTGCTGGCGGACGTTTTAGTTTACCATTATCGCCCAGTGTAGCTGGTGGATGCACTGCGAAGCAGTTTCTCCGGTTCTTACCAAGATACCGGATAGAACCGAAGTTATTCGGCAACTTTGGATATTTCTTTCTTTTCTTCGCCATTTTTATTCCTCTTTTCTTTATGTAGCTGTTTTTAGGTATAAAAATAACAGCCGAACAAATTTTCTGTCTTGTTCGACTGCTCCGAAGATGATACAATATGTTTTGCCAGAATATTACATTTCTTCGGAGATGTATAAATGCCGTCCCGGTACGCCAATGCCAGGGCGGTTTTTTATTTAATTATGTGATTTCCAATTTACTCTCATTACAATTCCTACAATCCAATAAATTCCACCAGTGAAGATTCCTAAGATAAAAATCCAAAACCAACTTAAATACCATGGCATTTTCCGCTTTATATACGGTGTATCTGAACTCGCCGCTGAGGACGCAGAGGAAGATGCGGAATTGTTAATGATGATATCTCTATTATTAGAAGTCAATTGCTCTACTTGTTTTCCACACTTAGGACACACTACGCAGTCGTCGTCAATAAGTTCTCCGCAGTGCTTACAATATTTTTTCTTTTCATTCATGATAAACGCCCTCCTGATATGATTTTCACCGCACTTCGCGCTTTTTATGCGGATTATGTATTTTGTACCGCTGATTTTGCAACATTATGTAAAGTACGGTTATATGTGGTATTTTTATTTTATCATTTTAAGAGCATATTGTAAAGATTTAGAACGAAATAGAGTGATTTAGATGAAAAAGAAATGTTTTAAGTATTTTGTACTTCTCTTGCTGATCTATAAGGTGTTTAGTCTTGTATATACCCCACAAAAGATAATTTCCAATAATAATCAGAAAGATATGCAGATAGTTCATTTGTACACGGTATATCAGGACAATTCCGCCCAGAAGTGTCCACATACAAACAACGGCGGTGGAAAAGTTTGCGATCTCGCATTTTTCCTCTGCAAAAGCATAATTTTCTTTGAGATTGTAAAGTTTATGTATGACATAACGAAAGTTCATGTATATCATTGGCAGTTGCCAAGAGTCGGGATAGGTGGTATAATAGCAAAAACGAACTAATGTTCGGTTCTATTTCCCACAGCCGAACATATACTGTAGTGTAGGTGGTAGTTGCGACAGGGAGGATTATTTATGGATTATAAGAAAGAAATTATTGAGATGATAGAGAATACTGAAAATGAGGGCAAGTTAAAATTTGTCTATACAATTCTTATCAAATATCTAAAATCAAAGAAGCAAGGGGATTAACCCTTGCTCTTTTTGTTTAGTGATGAAACTATTTGTTTTATTGCTTTCTTATCTTCTTTATCGAGTGCTTTGTATTCCTCGATAAAATCTAAGATGTCAGGTTCTGACATAAGATTTCCAATTATGATTGCATAATCGTCATCGCTTTTAGAACCCATGAGGTATGTCGGTGTTACTTCCAAAGCGCCACATAGAAGCTCAATGGTGTCCATATCTGGTTTACACTTATCTTTTTCCCAGTCGCTAATTGAATTATGCTTTGCATTGATTTTTTCTGCAAGTTGCTTCTGAGTCAGCTTCTTTGCCGTTCTGGCTTGCTTGATTTTCTCGCCAAATGTCATTATCGGTTCCTCCTTTCATGATTAATAATAATATAGAAATTTCGAACTGTCAATAAAATAATTTCGATTTTCTCGAAATTTCTTCTTGACATTCGGATAGTTCGAAGTTATACTGTAATTGTTCGATGAGAACAAAATTCAAACAGAAAGGAGAAATGAAAATGTGCGTTGGTAAAAAAATTAAGTCATACCTTGAGAACAACGGCATAACACAGACATTTGTCGCCAATAAAACTGGCATTCCTGTTCAGAAACTCAATCTTTCTCTCAATGGAAATCGCAGATTAGATTTCGATGAATACGAATTAATTTGCGGGGCGTTATCTGTTGGGACTGACAAGTTTCTTGAACCGAAAATTCCAGAGCAGAAAGGAGAATAAATGGACGCATTACAATTTAATAAAGCCGTCAGTCAGCACTGCAAAGAATCTGGTGGAGACTGTTGCAAATGTGACCTTCGGCTTTACTGTTACCTATCGCCAAGTGAGCGACCAGATGAGTTAGTGAGTCTGGTTATTGATTTTTTGCATAACCACATTGAAAACCATGATCATTATACCCATCACAGTGTGACTTCATTTCCGTGTATTGATGATATGGACATGAGCACCGCAGTAGGCGGCGACTGTTATCAGAAACCTCATACTCTTCATAAACAGTCACGTGTTTGTGAATCTTGTGGCAATGATACAGTCGTGTAATTGTTTCAACCATATAATTCCCCTTTCGTTATACTCGGCATGTCGGTGCCTGTAAATGCATTATAGGTAGAGGGGAAAGAAAATACAATAGGTATAACATGAAAGGGAGTGAGTATATATCAAAAAGAAATTATTAATTATTCCAATAGTTGCAGGGATTGTTTTTCTCTCTGGTTGTAAAGGGAAACTGAAAGAGTGAGAAATTTACAATAAAGAATTTATTCCTGCACATACAGAAACAGTTCTAATCTCTACGGTTCATACTAATGGAAAGACGTCATATACAACTGTAATGCTTTATGTGTATTACTATTCGGATTCTTATGAAATAGATATTCGTGATTACAATGAGGAAGAAAAAAAATATGACACAGCTACTTATTATGTAACAGAGGAAGTATATAACCAATGTGAGATTGAAGGTATTTTTAAATATGAAAAAGGTCGGGATTTTACTGAGATTCCACATACTCGTAAAGAAGCGAATTCTGACCAGAAAGAAAATAAGATAAGAAAGGAGCATAAATGAACGAATTACAGATTTTTAATTCAGAAGAGTTCGGAGATATTCGAACAGTAACAATTGACAATGAACCTTGGTTTGTTGGAAAGGATGTAGCAACAGCACTGGGATATAAAAATACCGCTGATGCTATTGGAAAGCATGTAGATGTTGATGATAAGCTGCTATCGCAAATCGCGATTGCAGGTCAGAGAAGAGATGTAGCAGTAATCAATGAATCTGGAGTATACGCATTAATATTTGGAAGCAAACTTGAATCAGCCAAGAGATTCAAACATTGGGTAACGGCAGAGGTTCTCCCTTCCATCCGTAAGACAGGCTCTTATCAGAAGCCAATGACCATAGCAGAACAGATTCAACTTCTGGCTCTTGGCAATCAGAATCACGAAGAACGAATCGAGAAACTTGAGAATACCATGACTATTGACTATGCACAGCAGGAATCTATTAGAGACTTAGTGTCAAGTGTCGTAATTGCTCACCTTGGTGGGAAAGAGTCAAATGCTTACAAGGAAATTGGCAAGAAAGTATTTGCTGAATGCAACAGGGATATAAAGACTTACTTCACAGTAAATGCCCGCAATAACATTCCTAAGCTGAGATTTGAAGAATCTATGGAATATGTCAGAAATTGGCATCCATGCACCAATACAGTAATGATGATACGTGACTGTAACGCTCAAATGAGTATCAGTTAGAAAAGAGGTTTATATGAGTGCAGTTGATAATTACATAGAGCAGAATGCACAGGTTCATCAGTTCGCCGCAGAGGTTGCGAGAATCATATCAGGCATTCCACAGATGCCGGAGTTCTCGTCAGAGAATATGACCGTAGCCGACGCGAGTCAACTGATCGGACTTCCTATTACAGCAATCCGGGCAGGGATTGTGTACGGATGGTTGCCGATTGGCGTGGCTGTGCAGAATAACAAGCCAGCAAAGAGTCTTTCCGGTGGACGAATTACTTACATTATAAGTCCCAGAAAGGTTTATGAAGTAACTGGTCATGTCTGGAAAGGCAAGGCTGCTCTCAATAAGTGAGTGCCCCGGAGGGAGTCGACACCTCCACCCCGGAGCTTTGCACCACTAAAACACCTTAGTGGATAGATACATTATAGTTCTCTATCTGCTAATTGTAAAGACAAATAAGAAAAAATAAGGAGAAATTAGCACGATATGAGTGAAATTAAAAGCGAAAGCCAGCCAACATGGGCTGACATCGAAGTAGCACTTGCGACTGAAATTGTCGAAGAAAGTAAGAAAAAGTCAAGAAAGTGGTTTACCGCATGGATTGTAACAGCCGCCGCACTGGTAGCGAGCAACCTTGCGTGGATTGCAGGAGAAATGAAATAAAATGAAAGAGTATATGCTAATTGCTGTTTGTATGCTTGCCGGGAAATATGTAGATATACCTATCTGGCTGAACATCTTTTTCGGTATCTCGGCAGCATGGGCGGTGCGCCAGATGAAAGCAGACTGGTAAGAAATAAGGAGGATAAGAAGATGTTTGAGAAAGAGATTGATGAAATTTACGAACTCTGTAAAAGAGTTGTGAACGAAGTTCCGGCAGCAAGTGTCGAATTCAGTTATTCAATTTATGGCATGAGAGTATGTGGGCTTAAAAGAAAAGAAGATGTTTGTCTTCCAAAAGACGTGTTTAAGTGGGATTTGTACCGAAACGTATCTTTTAACCCATTTTATGAGAAAGAAAGTCGTGAAAGCCTCAGAATAATCAAAACTTTCTTGTTGGAACTTCTGATAGATGGGAAGTGTCCAAATGAGTAAACAGATAGCGATTATGAAACTTCTTCCCAGTCTGGAGATAGCAGGATGTATCAACGAGCTGCTCAGAGAGCTTCAGTCCAGAGGTGATTACGTTCTGGATTATGAGAACTGTGATATGTCTCTGGATCATGTGGAGTATCACAAAGCTGAAGATATTGACGGAGAGAAGTTCGGGGATGCTTCAGACAATCTGTATTGCTTTTTCAAGGCGGTGTGAACATGGGCGAGAGGATTAATGAGGTCCTGAGACTGATTGATATACAGCTTGCCACAGTCCCAGATAACCCCATTGAAGAATCATACAAGGCAAGAACATTGGCGAGCTACGTACAGGCTCTGAACGGGCTTTTAACGGCTCAGAAATCGTATAAGGAGGAAAAACAGTGAGAAAGACAAGTGAAAGCGGTAATATATCAATCCATGATTTGACAGTGGATACAGCAGGGCTTATGCAATTAATGCACGTAGGCAGACAAACTGCTACGGAAGTAGGAATAGCGGCGAAAGCTAAAATTCGTATTGGAAACCGTGTTTTATGGAATGTATCCAAAATTAAAAAATATTTGGATGACATAAGTGAGGGGGAAGATAACGAATGAGCGAATTTGAAATCCGTATTCCGGCAAGAAAGAAACAACTGGTAACTGGGAAAGATAATCAGGTTGTAAAGGTTTCATCAGACGCATACAACGCACTGGTCGAAATCTATAACGAATCAACCTTATCAATGAAAGATATTGCAAGTTTGCTGATTATTGAGGGCAGCAAACATGTGGTTTATGACAAGGAGGAATAGAAGTGAATATATATGAGAAGTTAGGTATTATTCAGTCAAAGTTGAAAGCCCCTAAAGGACAGTACAATTCCTTCGGGAAATACAAATACAGAAGTTGTGAGGATATTCTGGAAGCTGTAAAGCCACTTCTGGCAGAAACAAAGACCGTGTTAAGTGTCACAGATCGGATGGAAGTTGTTGGTGACAGAATATATGTCAGGGCAGAAGCTCATCTGAACGACTGTGAAGATGCCGGCGAGATTACAACCGTTGCTTATGCAAGGGAAGAAGAGTCTAAGAAAGGTATGGATTCTTCGCAGGTGACAGGTGCAGCTTCATCTTATGCCAGAAAATACGCTTTGAATGGGCTGTTCTGCATTGATGATAATAAAGACAGTGATTCTACTAATACAGGAGAGAAAGAAAAAACGTCCGGCAGGAAAGCGGAACCGGCAAAAGAAACCGAGATGATTAGTTCCGAGACTACTATGTCAATTAAAAACATTATTGATAAGTACTCGGAAGCTAATCTTTTGGAACAGATTAAGACTCGATTTAAAGTAAGCGATATTAAGTCTCTTACCAAAGAAAAAGGTCAGAAATGCCTGAAGATGTTAATTGACTATGATAAGCAGTATACAGAAAAGGAGTAACAGCATGAATAAAGTAATTCTTACAGGAAGATTTACACGTGATCCAGAAATCAAGTACACCAATGATGGAGCATCTATTGCAAGGTTTTCTATTGCGGTAAACAGAAGATTTGTGAAAGAGGGTTCTGATCAGAAAGCAGATTTTTTGAATTGTATCGCTTTCGGAAAGTCGGCAGAATTTATCGAGAAATATTTTTCTAAAGGAATGAAAGCGGACTTATCCGGGAGAATCCAGACCGGCAGTTACACTAATCGTGATGGACAGAAGGTATACGCAACAGACATTGTTGTGGAAGAAATTGAGTTTGGTGAAAGCAAAGGTTCTAACCAGAACCAGCAGAAGTCAGAGACACCACATCCAGAAACAGACCCGGATGAATTTATGAATATTCCATATGGAATTGACGAGGAGATTCCGTTCGCATGATACAAATTGACAGCAGGGAGCATCAAAAAGTTATTGATGGCATTAAGAAAGCGTTCGATGTAGCAGGAGAAAAATGGTTCGTGTCGAAGCTTTACGTCGGGGATTACATGAATTATGACAACCCTCGACTGGTTGTTGACAGAAAGCAAAATCTTTCTGAATTATGCGGTAATGTATGTCAGCAGCATGAAAGATTCCGTGCCGAGATTATCCGGGCAAACGAAGCAGGAATAAAACTTGTGTTCCTGTGTGAACACGGAAAAGGAATTGAAAAACTGGATGATGTTCTCTGGTGGGAGAACCCCCGGGCGAAGAAAAGAGTTAAAAAGAATGGCATCTGGGTAGATCAGGAGCAGAAGGTCATGCATGGAGATGTGTTATATAAGATTCTTTGCACGATGCAACGCAAGTATGGTGTTGAATTTCTGTTTTGCGACAAAAAAGACACCGGCAAAAGAATTTTGGAGATTCTGTTAAATGGATAAAGAAGCAATTAAGCAGCAGAATAGCATGAGAGACGTCCTGAACAGATATGGCATGGTTCCGAACAGAGCAGGATTTATAAAGTGCCCATTTCATAGCGGCGACCGTACTGCATCCATGAAAATCTATAAAGACAGCTATTATTGTTTTGGATGTGGTGCGACTGGTGACATATTTACATTCGTTCAGAACATGGATAATTGCGATTTTAAGACAACTTTTACCATACTTGGGGGAACTTACCAGAAACCAGATTTCTCTTCCAGAATGGCAATATATCACCATCAGAAGCAGATGGAAATGCGGCAGAAGGAAGAACAGAAGAAAAAGGTTGAGCTGCAAGAATGCCTGTCTGATATAGATTTCTACAGGGCTATCCTTGACAGGGTGAAACCATTGTCTGACGGATGGTGTGAAGCATGGAACAGGTTGCAACTTGTGCTATATCACCATGGATTTATAACAGGGCTGGAAGAAGGCGATTAAAAGTGGAAATGATAAACAAGCTCACGAAGGATTCTATTCTGGACGAAGAAGTGTTTGACGAGATATTCAGTCAGGAAGACGAGATATACAAGGCACGTCTTACGCTGACTCTTCTGGACAGAGCCAAGGAGCTTGGCGTAAAGAAAAAATTTGAGGATTTGCTGAAGGCTTACACAAAAGTACAGAAGCAGATGATTGAGAAAGAGAAAAACAATAGGACGTTATCTATGCTGGACCAGTGGACTAATTTCTCTGATTGTGAATATGATCGAATGAAATGCCTTAACTGGATAGCAGACGATGATGGAATTAGAATTTCAAACACGAATCCAGGATCGCCGGATATTATAGCTTGCTATCATCCTATTCTTCCGATCGAACGAATGAAGAATCTGGAGACTGGAGAAGAACAGATAAAGTTAATCTATAAGAGGAATAATAAATGGTCCGAGGTTATTGTACCGAAAACCATGGTTGCATCATCTACTAAAATCGTTGGATTATCTGCACTTGGGATTTCAGTAACTTCAGAGAATGCGAAGTTTCTTGTACGGTATCTGTCAGACGTTGAGAATGCAAATGACGATTATATCAACATTCAGTACTCCTCCAGCAAAATCGGATGGATTAGGGATTATTTTCTTCCCTATGACAAGGACATTGTATTTGATGGAGATATGAGATTCCGACAACTATACGAAAGCATCAGCGTAGGTGGCAGCAGAACAGAATGGTATGAACACGTGAAGAAGGTTCGCGCTACTGGAAGAATAGAGCCGAAAATCATGTTGGCTGCAAGCTTCGCCAGTATTCTGATCAAACTGGTCGGTGCCCTTCCGTTTTTCGTAGACCTCTGGGGAGAAACTGAGGGTGGTAAGACCGTAACACTTATGTTGGGGGCTTCCGTCTGGGCAAATCCGGGTGAATCTAGATACATAGGAGACTTCAAGACAACGGATGTGGCTCTGGAAGCAAAATCTGATATGCTCAATAATCTTCCACTAATTCTGGATGATACTTCCAAGGTGTCTGCCAAGATTAGGGATAACTTTGAGGGTATAGTGTACGACTTGTGCTCCGGCAAAGGAAAAAGTCGTTCTAACAAAGAACTGGGTGTCAACCGGGAAAATCGCTGGCAGAACTGCATTCTGACCAATGGCGAGCGTCCGCTTGCCGGATATGTCAGCCAAGGCGGAGCCATTAACCGAATTATTGAGGTTGAGTGTTCCGAAAAGATATTTGATGATCCACAGCTTACCGCAGATACCCTTAAAAAGAACTACGGATATGCAGGAATCGACTTTGTGAACGCAGTCAAGGAAATGTCCATTGATGATATAAAAGCCCTGCAAAAGCACTATCAGGGGCTTATACAGGACGATGATAAAATGCAGAAGCAGAGTATTTCAATGAGTATCATTCTGGCAGCAGATAAGATTGCAACAGATCAGCTATTCCATGATGGTCAGTACATTGACGTTGAGACTGCAAGGGGTCTTCTGACAGAGAAGGAAATGGTGTCTGAAAATGAACGTGCCTACTGGTTCGTGGTTGACAAGATTGCTATGAACGGAATTAAGTTCGATTATAACCCAGATATTAAAACAGAAAGATGGGGAATTATTGACAATGATCCGGCAGAGAAAACGTCAACCGCAATAATCTATAGTGCAGCGTTTGATGATTTGTGCAAAATTGGAAGATTCTCCAGAAAGGCATTCTTGTCATGGGCTGTTAAGAAGGGGCTTGTGGAAACCGACAGCAGAGGTTATCCGACCAAAGCGAAGAAGCTGGACGGAATTGTCACTAAATGCGTGTTCTTGAAAATTGTAGACGAAATTCCAAAAGGATTCGTGAATTGCAATGATAATTTTGAAATTACGGACGATATTGTGTTTGATTGATAAACAATTCGTCCAAAAGGTAACCGGGTAACCTAGGTAACCTTTGATTCTGCATATATATATATGAGTATTTATATGTGCATATTGAGTATAAAAGTTTCCCTATATGAGAAAGTCAGGGTTACTCGGTTACTCGGTTACCTACCTGTAAAATCAATGGTTTACACGAATTAGTACGGTTACATCTCGGTTACTGTGGGTTACTTATATTAAAATAATATAAATATATTATATTTATAAAATAAAATTAAATAGAGCGTATACAGTATATTGTATACAATATTCAAAGGAGACGATAAAAATAAAAGTAGAAGCAAAGGATATTCCGTATATTCAGAAATTCATGACTGAATTCTGGAAAGCTATAAAAGATTTCTATTCAGTTGAACTTGCAGACGAATATTCCAAGCAGGCCACTGATCGTCTGATAGAACTTAGAGAGTATGCGGAAATGTGCCCTGATAATAATGATAAACAGTTTATTAAGAATTGTCTAGTTGCTTTTAATAAGCTATTAGATTCTAAGCAGAGAGGATTGAGAAAGAATGTACAACACGAAGAATAGATACGAACAGGGACAGGCTCTCAGAAAAGAGATATATATGTATATCGTCAGCTATATCAAACTGGTTTGATATGCGCCGTCGATTACAGAGATTTCCGAGAAGGTGGATGCCGGGAGAGCTACGGTCTGGAAGCATATCAATCGGTTGATTGATGATAACCTGCTCAAGACAAACCATCCCAGTATCGACAGAGCGTACACTCCGGTTGGGTATGGAATAAGAAAGATAAGCAAGGAGATAAAATGAAACTTTATGACATTGTTACAGCAGATGGTACATTCGTCGACAGTATGAGCAGAATAGAAATTTTGGAACGGTTCGGGATTTCTAAAGGCGTATTTCAAAGATATCTGGATAATGGCGATCTGTTAGAAGGGAAATATCAGATAAATGATTATGACTGTGACATAAAAGCAAGGAAATGTAAGGACAGGGAATTATTCTTACAGTTTGACATCCTGACTCAGAAAATAAGGAGGGCTGTAGGTTGGGAAAGCTAAAAATCAAGCAGAAAAAGAAAGCATTCATTCCATACACGAATCAGCAGGCTCATATGTTTGCACAGTCTATCCAGAACTGTCAGAAAGAACTTAAAGAAATGGAACTAAAAGCCTTTGATGATGGGTTTGAGGATGGAAAGAACTGGTCTGATGTACTGAATTTCGTAATCTTATTCTATGTAATGCACGAATTGCATGGATGGGGATGGAAACGTTACATGAAGTCAGTAAAAAGAATTAATAACTACATCAATGATATTAATTCTGGAAAAACATCATTGTCTGAAATGGTTGATAATCTGGAAAAGAAGCATCATATTCGGATTTGCGATGATTATAAGGAGCTGATCGAGAGATATGGGGCGTAAAGTTGCACTGGTGATTCACATACAGAATAACGGACAGGCAGCGTTTTGATAGGAGAAAAATGAAGTTTAAACATAGAAAGGAATAACGAATCCTCGGTAAACCGAGGTTGTAATTTAAAGGTGTGAAAGAAATTACATAAAGGGAACAATAGTTGCGTTGGCGATTCGATAAGGTAGAATTTGAAGTAGCGCACATATAGCATATTTGACTTATGTGAGTTTCAGACCGTCAGCATGGGAAGCCTATGTTCCTTATCCACGATACATGGATTTGTAGCGTGGTGTTATGAAAGTATGTTGGTTCTCAACAGGAATAAGCAGTTTTGTAGCGTGTTATCTAGCAAAGGATGTTGATGAGATTATATATACTCATGTGTCGAATCAGCATCCAGACAGCCTGAGATTCTTACATGATTGTGAGAAGTTGTTGGGAAGAAAGATAACAATAATCCAGTCAGAAGAATATTCCAGTGTAGATGATGTGATCGAAAGAACCAGATGCATCAATACTCCATTTGGAGCACCTTGCACAGATAAATTAAAGAAAAGGGTTCGCATGAAATGGGAACGCGAGCATCCAGATCATCATACTTATGTATGGGGATATGACCTGAATGAAAAGAATCGTGCGGACAGAGTATGCGAAGCATTGAGCGATTACGACCATGAGTTTCCATTAATTGAACATGGATTAACTAAACAAGAAGCACACGGAATAGCGGACAGGTTAGGACTAAAGCGTCCGATTATGTACGATTTAGGTTATCCGAACAATAATTGCGTAGGCTGCCCGAAAGGCGGAATGGGCTACTGGAATAAAATCAGAGTAGATTTCCCAGAGGTATTTGAACGTAGAGCCAGACAGGAACGAGAAATCGGACATAGCTGCATAAACGGCATATTCCTTGATGAATTAGAACCTGATAGAGGAAATATAAATACAGAAATCATTGAGGACTGCACAATAGCGTGTCAGTTGCTTACATGGGGAAAGTGAGGATGGCAATGAAATTATATTTCTACATTTTGGACAGAGACAGAAAAACAGATGGATGGAATCTTCGTCTTGAAGAATGTGAAGTAACAGAAAAGGCGAAGACATACAGACCAGTAACTAAATTCCCTGACGAAATCTACACTTCGTTTATAAGAAAAGAATCAATAGGTAATTTCATTAATGAACACAGCAAAGTGGTTGTTCTGGATGCACCTGATTATGAAAAAGCAAAGGAAGTATTTTTTAAAAAATACGATAATGAATTAAACACGCTAAGAAAAAGAATTAATTTCTATGAGGAACTTAAAGCTGCGATCGAAAATTACAAGGAGGACGCAAAATGTTAATCAGAAGTCAGGATAAAAAGAGACTTGTTCAAATAAATAAAACACTTATTCAAGTATTAGGAACAGAGGTTATATGCTATGACATATCATGTATTGCAGACGAAGGGTATGTGTGCTTGGGGAAATATGAGTCAGAAGCAAAAGCCATGAAAGTACTGGATATGATTCAGGAAGCCTATGTAAACGGACATATTGATTATCAGATACCAGCGGACAGTGAGGTGGTTGTATGATTACATTCTTATTAGGATTCACCCTTGGAACCATATTCGGAGCGACTGGTCTTGTATGCGTAGCGATAATGTACAATAAGCACCATCCAGACGAATGAAGCAGTTAAAATTGTGAAAGGTGGTGGAGTTGAATGAGCAGATTAATTGACGCTGATAAATTAATCCAAGAAATGAGCGAATGGTATTGGGACAAAGAAAAGCAGAAAGCTGCGGAAAATGATGTTTCTCCAATGGATTTATTTACACATCTTGCAATTACAACTGTTCAAGAACAGCCGACAGCTTTTGATGTGGACAAGGTTGTGGAGCAGTTGAAACAGTTAAAAATGAGATACTTCTTAACAATTGCAAATACGGGAGATGCCGATAAAGATTGTGCTTATAAAAACATTGCAAATACAATTGATAGAGCAATCGAAATTATAAAAGGCGGTGAAACTGAATGAGAGAAATTTTTTTTAAGGCAAAGCGGATTGATAGTGGTGAATGGGTTGAGGGATATTATCATAAAAGATATTCCTTTTTAGGCAATGAAGAACATTTAATCTTCCACGCTGATAGTTATAAAGTGTGGAAATATGCGGAAATTGACCCAGAAACCCTCTGCCAGTTCACGGGACTTTGCGACAAGAACGGGAAGAAGATTTGGGAAAATGATATTCTGATGGCGCACTTGGACGAATCCTACCCAGAGGATGCGACATATGAAGCCGTTGAATGGGGTGTTGCAGGATGGGTAGCGCATGAAGCTAATAGCATAGACAGACAGTATATTGATGAGTTTGATCTTGAACATTATGAAGTAGTTGGCAACATTTTCGACAATAAAGAATTATTACAGGAGGGATACAAATGAGTAGCGCAAGTACAATATTCGGAACTAAAGCGTATGTATGCGCAAGATATTTTCTTAGACCGGGAAAGTGTTTCAAATATATCGACCAGCGTGGCGAGGATGCCACAGAACACGTCTATGAGGTCATGGCGTTATATCCGTACTGCGTCCTGTTAAGAGATACCAGAAACGGAGTCAGAACTTGCCCGGGATATAACACTTTGAGTCTGATGCTGAGAGGAAGTGAAGCGAATGAATAACAAACCTACACCAGACATAACGCCAAACCTTGCTATATCAGCATACCATGTATTACAGCAATATTGTACTGGACAGCCAGCGGATTGCAAAGACTGCGGATTCTACGAACACTGTCCAGAATGTTTTCAAGGCATACCATGTGACTGGAACTTGAATGAAGAGGGTGAAATAAATGAAGTTAAGAAAGGCAACACTGATTGACTACGGAGTACCGCCGGACGATATACCGACATTACAAAGCCACTTGCGGAATCTTAACGAGAGCGACAAATACAATCTGTTGCAGGTATCCATCAAATACGCGCCCGGCATTGAATCTCAAATCTATGACAGCATCGTCAACAGCATCGGCTATCGGACAATGGAGAAGATTAGGACGGTTCCTGCAACGGAGAACGACTTCTATGGCTACAAACGTAAGGTCATGGCGGAATATTATCATTTAGCTAAGCTGATTGGCAGACTTTAAAAAACTTAAAAATTTATAAAAGTGGTAGAGAGCTAAATCTCCCCAGTGTGGTATTATATTTGTATATAACTGCTATATTGGGGATTTTTTTGAATTCAGAAAGGATATGATTGGATGTTGATAGGATGGCAAATGAGAAAAATTTAATACCGAATTCTGAACGAACTCCGAGCGAACTTCGAGAAATGACCAGAAAAGGCGGTATTGCATCAGGCCAGGCACGTCGTCAAAAGAAAACCCTTTCTGAATTAGCAAAAATGATAGCTGAGAACCCCGCCCCGACTGCTGCAAAGAAGAAGCTCACAAAGATGGGAATATCTGATGAGGATGCAAATAATAACGCCTGCATTGTAGCTGCTGTATACGATAAAGCTATCAAAGGAAATATGCAGGCAGTGGATAAATGGGAGCAGTTAGTAGCTGTATCAAAATCAGACGAAAGCAAATACGAACTTCCTGCCAGAGTACTCGGCAAGGCATTCGTGGACATTAACCGGCAAATCAAGCCTAATATCGAATATGTATTCGAGGGCGGTCGAGGTGGTCTGAAATCTTCATTCGTAGCTTTTAAGATTGTTGAGCTTATCAAGAATAATCCTCAGATGCACGCCTGCATTACAAGACAGGTGGCCGGTACTCTGAAAGATTCTGTATATGCTAACATGAAATGGGCTATCAACGAACTGGGACTGATGGAAGAATTTGAATGCAAGGTGTCACCACTCGAGATCAAGTATATTAAGACTGGACAGACAATATACTTCCGTGGTCTGGACGATGAAACCAAACTGAAATCCATTAAGCCGGAGTTTGGATATATTGGAATCCTCTGGAAAGAGGAAAAAGATCAAATGAAGGGAGACGCACAGGAACGCTCTGTTAATCAGTCAGTGCTTCGTGGTGGCGATGAATCCTATGATTTTTCATCATATAATCCGCCAAAATCAAAATCGAACTGGGTAAACAGGATTAAACTGGTACCTAACCCGAAAAGAGTCATCCATCATTCAAGTTATCTGGAAGCTCCGGCAGAGTGGCTCGGACAGAAGTTTATTGACGATGCAGCACACCTGAAAGAAATCAATCCAGAAGCCTATGAGCATGAATACTTGGGTGTCCCAAATGGTGACGGTGGAAACGTATTTGAATATCTCGAAATCAGAGATATTGCAGACGAAGAGATCAGCCGCATGGATCGTATCTTCGCTGGCGTAGATTATGGATGGTACCCGGATGCCTTCTGCTATCTCCGAACTTATTACGATTCTGCCAGAGAGAAAATATATCTGATTGACGAATTGTATGTAAATAAATGGAGCAACTCCAAGACCGCTGATTGGATCAAGAAAAAAGGCTATGACGATTACACGATGATATGTGATTCTGCGGAACCTAAGTCCGTGAATGACTTCCGGGATGCCGGACTTCCTGCCAGAGGAGCAATCAAAGGACCAGGAAGTATCGAGTATGGTTTTAAATTCTTGCAAACAAAGACTATAGTCATTGACCCGAAGCGGACACCGAATGCATACAAAGAAATTACAGAGTATGAGTATGATCGGGACAAAGAGGGAAATGTAATAAGCGGTTATCCTGATGGAAACGATCACGCAATCTCGGCACTTAGGTATGCTTATGAGCCGTTATTTAACAGGAGAGGTTACAGTGCATAATGGGACTTATAACAACACTAAAAAGGTGGTTTAACATGATTTTCAAAAAACAAGCCGAAGAGGACTTTAAAATCCAGGCAGCAGAATTTCCGGAGATGGAATCGCTGATTAACCGGTGTGCGAACATATACAGGGGCGTACCAGAATGGCTAGATGATAAGAATAATATCAAGACGATTAACTTTGCGAAATCTGTCTGCTCAGAGACGGCTCGGCTCGCAACGCTGGCAATCGGCATTCAGATAGACGGTTCCGCAAGGGCTACGTGGCTACAGGAGCAGATTGACAAGGTATATTTCCAAATACGTCACTGGGTAGAATATGGTTGTGCCTACGGAACAGTTTTTATTAAGCCGAACGGTGAGAGCCTTGACGTATTTACTCCGGTGGATGTGATGATTGTAGATTATGATAATCAGGAAATTAAGGGGATTATATTCAAGGATTCTTACACTGTTGGACGGAAATACTATACACGGCTTGAATATCATAGGTTTGTTGAGACCACCGTGGACGGCGTAACAACCTATCCGTACTATGTTTCAAACAGGGCCTATGTGTCAAAATCTCCTCAGAGCATCGGAGATAAGATTGACCTTAAACAGACCAAATGGGCTGACCTCATGGCAGATACACCACCAATTCTCAAGGCAAACGGTGAGAAACTGGACGGACCGCTATATGGAGTATTGCGGACACCGCAAGCGAATAACGTGGATATTAATGCACCATTGGGCTTGCCAATATTTGCCGAAGCTATCGAAGAACTAAAAGACCTCGACATTGCATACAGCCGAAATGCCGGAGAGATTTTCGATTCTCAGAAGATTGTTCTGGCAGATGATAGACTGCTGATGCCAAGTGGCACACCTGTAGCAGCCATGTCACCACAGGGCATGGAGAACAGACGCAATGAGATGAACTTACCGCACTTTGTCAAGAATGTATTCGGACAGGATGAAAAAGAGTTCTATCAAGAAATCAATCCGCAGCTCAACACAGATACCCGTATAAGCGGTATAAATGCCCTTTTAAGCCAGTTAGGGTACAAGATTGGATTCTCCAACGGATACTTTGTTTTTAACGAATCTAGCGGTATTCAGACTGCTACAGGAGTAGAAGCGGAACAGCAGAGGACAGTCCAGTTTGTTAAAGACGTTCGAGACAAGTTGGAATCCTGTCTGGATGAAGTTATCTACGCTTTGAACGTTTACGCTGACCTGTACGGGCTTGCACCTGTCGGAGCATACGAGGTCAATTATGATTTCGGAGACATTCTCTATGTCAGAGAAAACGACCGTGCAAGATGGTGGCAGTATGTGACTACTGGCAAGGTTCCGGCATGGTTGTATTTCGTAAAATTCGAGGGAATGACTGAGGAAGAAGCGAAAGCAATGGTCAAAGAAGCTCAGCCAGACGAACCAGCATTATTCGGAGAGGAGTAAAAAGATGGCAGATAAACCAGTAACAAGGGAAGAAAAATATCTTGCGTACTTGACAGGCGATTATAAGGGCGAACTCCCAAAGCCAATTACGAGAAAAGAGAAGTATTTATACGAATTATGTTTAAAAGGAATAGGCGGCGAAATCTCACCGGAAGAAATCAAGAATGCAGTAAATGAGTACCTTGAAAAGAATCCGATCAAGCCCGGAGCCACGGCAGAACAGGTACAGCAGATCGAGCAGAATAAGACGGACATTGGCTTACTGAAGGAAGATATAGGTGAGATTTCTAAAAAGCAAGGGTATCTAAGCAGTTATGTCACGGACAGTACTATAAAAATTGATAATGAAATTTATGATGTCACGACTATTATAGATGAACTGTTAAAAAAGGATGTAAAAAAAATAGTAGTAGATGTTGATTGCTATGTTCAGAAATCAATTATTCCGAATAATGGAATAGAAATAGTCGGAAATGGTAAAAGCGTTATTTATTTTGAATCTGGAGATGGATTTAATTTTACAGAGGGTAGCAGCAACACATCCATACATGATTTAATAATAAAGGGATATAACATACAAGATGATGCAAAGGTTAAAGACAACTGGCTCATCAACATATCAAGTGATTTACATAATATCAAATTGTACAACTTGGATATAGAGAGCGGTTATAACGGTATAAAGATAAATGGATGGATAAATAATTATCAAAATATAATTGTTAGTTATTTTAAAGGAATTGGCGTTTATATTGGAAGAAGTGACAACACTTTTAACACTTTTTATATAAACGGTTGCCAAAAAGAGGGTTTATATATTTCATCCAGTAATAACAGAATTGATAATATAAAGATATTATCATGCGGGGAAAATTCTGATTCTTCTTGTTTTTTTAAAGGTAATAGGAATACTATATCGAATGTAGAGATTCAAGATATATATAACAAATGTGCGATATTCGAGAATTTTAATAATAATATATTGAACATTAACTTAGATGGGATAAGAACACACATTACGGACGACGCATCAATCGTACTTGCTGAATTTGTAAATTGTAGCAGAAATATTATCAATTTAATTTCATCAAAATATGGTTCTAGCGTTAATGACTCGTCTAAGGACGATATCATAAGTTTAAATAGCAATTGTAATACCAATTCATTGATATTATCATCATTGAAAGTCGCATTGCAGGATGGTGGAGTGAAAAATAACATAACGGTGTTAAAAAACGATATTGTTAGTTACAATATTGATAAAATTTTGACTCTGGAAGAAACATACAGTGCAAAAAAACCGACAGTGATTAATTATGTTAAGTGTACTAATGTATCTAATGAATATAGCGATGCTATGTACGCTTTTAAAAATAGTGGAGATGTTACATACAGCGGGATTAGGTTCACGTTAAAAGAAAAACAGAAACTTTTTTGTGTGGTGGTCTTATCTTCAAACACCGCCTATACTGAGCAAACAAAAGCAACTCTTATGTTAACTGATCAACAAGACAATATAAATAGTACTAAAAGTATCGGAAATCTTGAAAATAACCAAGTTCTTACTTTAATAGGGGCTGATGATGCATCACTTTTTTCATGGGCTGTATTAAATAGCGCGATGAATTCAAGCACGATAACAAAAATTAAGTATATAGGTTTTTTTGATTTTAAGAATTATTCTGCCATAATGTCTGATATTATTAATCAGTGAATAGTAACTAAAGAGGGCGGTACTGGTGATAGCAATAGATATGAGGAAATCCCTGTATTTACAAGGGTTTACGACTCATGGACTTTTGGGACGAGAGCTTTAATGATGATGGAACAATTAAGTGGGAAGATATTTCTGCAAATTATTCCGATTATATTAGTTGAGGTGAAAAAGACCATATGAACAAAAACATAGATAACGATTTTGGAAAGCCGGTAAAATTTAAAGGCGATTCTTTTGGCGTTAAAGTTTCTTTTGAAGGAGATAAAGATTTTTACAAAAAAGCGGATATTAAAGAAATAGACCATATGGGTGAGTTAACTGTCAATGCTGATGAAAATATTAATTAACTAAAGAGGGCTTTAGTAAATTAATTTTAAGCAAAAATCGAATAAAAGATACCCATTTCACATGGGGCGTGTTATAATATGCGTAACAAAAAAGGAGGGAGTTTTCTCTCTCCCTTCTTTAGTACGGATTACAGATACTCACCAGTTTCAGCATCGGTGATCTCGATTGGATTCTCAATGTCGTAGGATTCCAGATCGTTACTATCAAACAGCTTGTAAACCAGGACTACCTCTTTTCCATCCTCACGTGTTGCAATTCCTGAAAGTGTTTGTGTATCAGGATCGTGTGTGAGCTGATGAGCAATAGTATACTTGATGCCTTTGATAGCTACAGTTTCATTGAGTAAATCGTTAAGCTGATTATTCATGCGAAATACCTCCTTTTGTGATGTACTTAAAGTATACATTATGAAATTTGGATATACAATAGAAACTTAAACATGTACCACGACTTTTATCAAAAGAGGTGATATACTATACTTAGTCCAGAATATTTACGACAAATTACAGAGGGCAGTGAGCAGATTGCAGAAGAGCTGCATCAGTATATCATCTCTGAGATTGTGTCAAGAATGATGGCAAGAATCGGCAGGGGTGAGGACTATATTCTAACTAATGCTGATGCGTGGAGAATCAGAACACTACAGGAATCCGGTGAACTGCTAGAGGACATTCTGGCAGAACTATCCAGATATACCAAACGTGAACAGCGGGAGCTCCTTGAAACATTTGAAGATGCTGGAATCACTGCAATGAACTATGATGACAAGGTATATAAGGCAGCAGGATTAAACCCTGTGCCGCTTGAGCAATCCCCAGCTATGATAAGGCTCATGGAACGAAATATGCTTGCAACCATGGGTGAGTGGAAGAACTTCACACGGACAACTGCAAGTGCCGCTCAGAGGCTCTATATTGAACAATGCGACCTTGCATATAACCATGTGATGACTGGGGCGGTTGGGTATACGCAAGCCATCAAAGAGGCAGTTAATAACGTTGTATCAGATGGCGTCACTGTCACATATCCATCTGGCAGAAAAGACACCATCGAAACCGCAGTTGCACGTTCTGTTAGAACTGGCGTGGCGCAGGCTACGGGAGATATATCCCTAAAACGCATGGAAGAAATGGACTGGGATTTAGTTCTGGTCAGTGCGCACATAGGAGCGAGGACGGGTGACGGCGGCGAGAATCCGGGAAATCACTCGTTTTGGCAAGGCAAGATATACTCTCGTTCTGGCAAGAGTAAGAAATTTCCGCCGTTCTCATTGACTGGGTATGGAACAGCAAGCGGATTGTCAGGGGTCAACTGTCGGCATAGCTTTGGAGCCAGTGATGGAGAATTTAATCCTTATGCAGAACTATCAGCACAGGACAAAGCCGACAAAGGTAAACAGTACGAAAAAGAACAGCGGCAACGTACTTATGAACGGAGAATCCGCAAGACGAAGCGTGAAGTCCTTGGACTGCAAGCGGCGGTTGATAACTGTAAGGATGAACAGACAAGGTTCGCACTTCAGCAAGACCTTGACCGGAAGTCTTATCTTTTGCAGAAACAAAATACTGCATATAAAGATTACTGCAAGCAGAACGACTTGAGAGAACTGCAAGACCGGCTCATGATTGCTAAGTGGAACCGTCAGAACGCTGCTAAAGCCAGAGGAGCGGCAAAACGTTATAAAACAGCAAAGGGGATTGACTGATGGATAGATGGGAATATTTCAATCCGAATCCTGTTAAGGATAAGAGAACAGGAGATTGCGTTGTCCGGGCGATATGCAAAGCGACCGGGCAGGACTGGGAAACAGTATTCACTGGATTAATGATACAGGCGTGCACTCTGTCAGATATGCCAAGTGCAAATTATGTCTGGGGTGCGTACCTCTATAAGCATGGGTACAGACGCAAACTGATTGAACAGTCAGAACGATATATCTATACAGTCAATGACTTTTGTACAGACCATCCGACCGGCACGTATATCCTCTGCATAGATGGTCATGCGGTGACAGTACAAGACGGCAAATATTTCGATACATGGGATAGCGGTAATGAGATCCCGGTATATTACTGGGAAAAGGAAAATAAATGAGCATATCAGAATTTATACAGATTTTCCTCTCTATCTGCGGAGGGGTGTCTATTGTCGGAGGGGCGGCGGCTGTAATCTTTAAATGGATTACCCCAGCATTCCGACTTAATAAGCGAGTAGAGACATTGGAAGAACACGACAAACGAGATTACGAGAGTCTTCAGAGGATTGCAGAGCGTGATTCGTTGATTCTGGAAGTGCTGTCGACCATGTTGGACAGTCAGATCAGTGGGAATAATGTAGAAGAATTAAAAAAAACAAAACAGAAGCTTACAAATTATCTTGCACAGAATCAGCGTTAGCATTAGTAAGGGGTATGCTCATGAAATTATATGTGTTCACAAAGAAAGATATAGACAGGTTCTTGGCAGAGTGCAATTTTACACCGGATGAGGAAAGACTGTTCCGACTGAGATGTAAGGAATATACGCTCGAATACTGCGCTGAACAGATGAATGTGAGTATATCCACGGCGAAGCGATTGAGCCGTAGGGTGAACAATAAAATAATTAAAGTGTGTTAAAAATATGGAGAGGATATTTCTATCCTCTCCTTTTCTTATTTCTCACAGTCTTCCAAGACAGCTCGCTCTAACAGCTGTCTCACATAATCCGGACATTTGCTTTTTCCGGATTCCCAGTTTTCGAGCGTTCTAATCGGTATGTTGTATCTCCTTGAGAATTCTGCTCGGGATATCTTTAAGTGTTCACGCATTTCCATGGTGGACATATTTTCTTTTTGCTTCAGATCATCTTCCATAGATCCTTTTGTTTTGTAAGACATGAATCCTACCGCGGATGGGAAAATACGGGTGTAAGTGGTTTTATTTTCGTCAATCCATTTAATACTCACATATACTTTTGCACATAAATATGGCCATTCCGGACTTAATATAGTACCGTCCGCATATACACAAACATCACATTCTTCAGCGATAGAATTATCATATATGATACGATCGACTTCTTCTTTAAAGAATTTCGCACGGCAATAGGCCACGATATCGTCTAACTGGTATCCGTCGCATTCAGGTATAAAACTTTTGATCTGTTTTCGCTTGATCTCCCATAGATTCGTGCTATAATCTTTATCCATTTTAACGAGGCTGTCGACAAACCCACCGACAGGAGAGGGATTTAAGATTTTGTAAGCTACATCAAGTTCGGCTTCAGATTTTCCACAGCCTTTCTTGAAATCATGCATTAATTCATCCATCATGGATTCAAATTCAGATTGATTATATTTATACATACATTTCGTCCCCCTTTCTATCAATGTTCTTTGACATATTTATGTATACGCTCATATAAATTCATTTCATTTCGGTTCGCCATTAATTCGCTTAAATCGTTTGAATCATAATTTGTAGAATATACGGCATAACTGCGATTTTCGATAAACCATGAAGCTTCTTTGATGTTGCTAAGAATCTCCATATCTTTAGCTCTTTTTTCTGCGCGAGCAGGTCTGTCTTCAGCTTCGTATTTTCTAACGAGAGCAGATAAATACGAAATCATGTTTTTTCTTATATCTTCAGCCCATGCAATCTGTTTTGGGCTTCCGACGAGTTCAACTAATTTTTGTTCCATTGTTTTCGCTTCCTCCCATGCTTTCTTAAGACCGGAGGAAATTGTCATTGCAGATTTCTTAACCAGTTCCCATGCTCTTTTCATGATTTGTGATAAGTTGTATTTCTTCATTTCTGTTTCCTCCGTTCCTTTGATGATTATATAATACCACCAATTTGGTGGTATGTCAATACTTTTTCGATACTTTTTTGAACTTTTTAGATTGATACATCTATGCAAAAATATAATCAGAAAGGCGGTGCATAAGATGGCATTATATAACAATCCTTATCAATATAGTTTTGGCGTTCCGGGGCAGATGAATCAGTTCCAGCAACAGCCTGTCCAGATGCCGGCTCAACCAGTACAGCAACCCCAACAGAATAGCAATGGTATCCTGTGGGTATCTGGTGAAGTCGGAGCAAAATCCTATCTGGTAGCACCCGGAACAAGCGTTTTACTGATGGACAGTGAAAGTGAAAAGTTCTACATAAAATCCACTGACGTTTCCGGTATGCCACAGCCGTTACGGATATTTGAGTACCACGAGGTAGGCACTCAGATGCCACCTAAACAGCCTGTCCAGAACATGGACAGCAAATATGTCACCAGACAGGAATATGACGATTTAAAGGGCAAATACGAAGCCATTATAAACCGATTAAATTCTTTTTCTGAACCTGTTAGAGCTAATACCGCGCAGGAATCAGCAGTCAAGGGAGGAAACGCAGATGAGTAATCCATTATTCAATGCCCTCGGTGGTGGGATGTCGCAGGGAAACGGGCCAATGCAGATGGTACAGCAGTTTATGCAGTTTAAACAGAATTTTAAGGGAGACCCGAAAGCAGAAGTTGAGAAGATGTTACAGTCTGGACGGATTTCTCAGCAGCAACTTAATCAAGTTCAGCAGATGGCAGGGCAGTTTCAAAACCTGCTGAAGAATATGAAATAGTACATTACAATCTGGCCAGATTGATGTAAATACACAATAAAGGAGATTATAACTATGGATGGAAATTATAGCTTAGCAGATATTGCCGCTGCTACTGGAAACGGTAGAAATAATGACGGCATGTTTGGCGGAGATGGTGCATGGTGGCTTATCGTGCTCTTCTTGTTCGTATTCTGCGGATGGGGAAACAACGGCTGGGGCAATAATGGCAACGGCGGCGGATATACAGCCACAGCAGCTACCCAGGCAGATATCCAGAGAGGATTTGATAACTCCGCAGTAATCAGTAAACTTGACGGAATCAACAGCGGCCTGTGTGATGGCTTTTATGCCATGAATAACGGTATGCTTACCGGATTCAATGGAATCAATACCAACATCATGCAGACCGGTTTTGGAATCCAGCAGGCTATTAATGCCGATACTGTGGCAAATATGCAGAACGCTAATGCTTTACAGGCACAGCTTGCGAACTGCTGCTGTGAAACCAGGGAAGCTATCCAGGGTGTAAACTACAATATGGCGCAGAACACCTGTGCATTGCAGAATACTATGAACAGTAACACAAGAGATATCATTGACAGCCAGAACGCAGGAACAAGAGCAATTCTTGATTATCTTTGCAATGAAAAGATTTCTAACCTGCAGGCTGAGAACAATGATCTCAGACGTGCCGCTTCTCAGGATCGCCAGAGTGCATTGCTCACAACTGCAATGGCTTCTCAGACACAGCAGCTCATTAATGCGATTAATCCGGCACCGATCCCGGCATATCAGGTTCCTAACCCGAACACATATTACGGATGTGGATGCGGATGCAACACCGGATGCAATTGCTGATAACTTCATATCGAGAGTATCTTTCGATTGATTCGAATGTCGGCTTATGCCGTATTACACAGAGGGGCAGGCTGAGACCTGTCCTTTTGTGATAGGAAAGGAGCATTTTTATGGCAGAATTTACAAATGTAGCTGCTCAGACGGTAGCAGCAAATGGAAACGTAGTATTTTCAAACACAGCAGTTAAAGGTTCTAACTGCATTCAGCACAGAGAGGAAAGTGGAATTATCACACTGAGAGGACTGACTAATCAGTGTAAAGCAAGATTCTTCGTGGATTTTTCTGGTAATATCGCAATTCCAACAGGCGGTACTGTCGGAGCTATTTCTCTGGCTATTGCAATCTCTGGTGAGCCGGTTCTTTCTTCTCAGATGATTTCCACACCGGCAGCAGTAAATCAGTACAATAATGTGTCCTCTGGTATCTATATTGATGTGCCTCGCGGATGTTGCGTTAATATCGCAGTAGAGAACACAAGCGATCAGGCAATATCTGTCGCGAATGCAAATATTGTCGTGACTAGAGAAGCGTAGGAGGTGCGATTATGAGAGATATTAAAGACTTATGCGCAAGAATCGAAGATGAGCTGTCCAAAATCGCTGACAATGGACTGACCACCGGAAATCTGGAAATGACATACAAGTTGATTGATATGTACAAAGATATCAAGAACACACAGTACTGGGATAAAAAAGTAGAATACTACAACACTGTCCTTGATGAGATGCGTGGCGGATACAATGACGATTACAGCGAACGCGGAAGAAAGCGTGACAGCATGGGGAGATACAGCTCAAATGATGGCAGAATGATGCCAGATTACGACAGAGGTAGTTCTTATGCCAGACGCGGTGAGCATTATGTTAGAGGGCATTACAGCCGCTCTGACGGACGAGATGCTTATGACGACTATATGACGCAGAAACAGAGCTATCGTTCCGGCAAATCTGAGGACTGCAAAAGAAAGATGCTTGCCGCTCTGGAAGAACATCTGGACGAACTCACAACAGAAATGAGCGATATGTCCAAGGATGCAGAGTGCCGGGAGGAACGTGACCTTGTCAAGAGATACGTGGAAAAACTCCGTGACATGCTCTAAAAATGCAAAAGTGGTAGAGAGGTAGTTAAAAGAAATCTGTTATAATGTAATTGTGCAGCAGGAAGCACAAAGGAAACGGTCGTTTTGACATTTTCGTTTTAATCCTCCTTTCTTTAATTTTTTGTAGCTGGTACGCACGCTTTAATGGAAAGTTAAGCAGGTTCGAGTCCTGCCGTGCGTATTTGTCATCTGGCACGCAAGATGGCTCACCTCCTTGATTAAGGTTTTTGTTATACTTTTCTTTTAAAAAAGAAACAAATATCCGAAACAACTCGTGGCAGGCATGGCACGTTAAACACCTTGCTAACCCGGGAATCCGGGCTATGTGGAATGTACGCTAGTGGAAAACTGACAGAGTCGCGCTCTGGTCTCCGGTTCGATTCCGGGCGTTCCGCTTTGATTCGGTTAAAATTATGCTGTTTGCTTGCAGGTGGTCTATGATTTGGCTGAATCACAGCATCATGATGCTGAAAAAAGGTTATTGCTGTAAAAATCCTAAAGGTTGACGAACCTAAAAAGCATACCGAGGCCTTATGGTGAAAATCAGCTCAGTTGCGCTGTCAACTGGCCGTTAAAGGCGGCACGGAATGTAGCTCAGGTGGAAGAGCGGAGGACGCATAGTCCTTGACGCCGGTAGTTCGAGTCCACCCTTTCCGATTACCTTGCCAGTGGTCTAACTGGCTTAATCCATTTACCTGCGGCGGCAGGTCAATAAACACGACCAGGAGGATGTTATGCAGAAACTTATTGACACTTTAAAATCATTTGGAATTGAAATCCCGGAGGATAAACAGGCAGATGTAAAGAAAGCACTCTCTGAGAATTACAAGAATGCAAAGGAAGTTGCAAAAACTCTGTCAAAAGTCGAGGGAGAACGTGATGACTGGAAAGTACGTGCTGAGACAGCAGAAGAAACCTTAAAAAGTTTTGACGGTATCGACCCGGCAAATATTAAAAGCGAGTTAGAGACTTGGAAACAGAAAGCGGCAGATGCAGAGAAAGAATTCAATGCAAAAATCTACGACCGTGATTTCTCGGATGCTCTGAAAGCGGCACTCGATGACGTTAAGTTTTCCAGCGAAGCGGCAAAGAAATCAGTCATGGCAGACATCAAAGAAGCAGGTCTTAAACTGAAAGACGGTAAAATCCTTGGCCTGAACGATCTGATCGAGCAGATGAAGCAGTCTGACGCATCTGCTTTTGTGGATGAATCTCAGCAGCAGGCTCAGCAGAATCAGGCAAGATTTACCACTCACGTTGGACAGCAGCAGACACCGGGAAGCATGACTAAAAAAGATATCGAAGCGATCAAAGACCCGTCCGAGAGACAAGCTGCAATTGCTCAGAATATCCAGTTATTCCAGTGATTTTTTACACCGACTATACACCAGAGTATAGCCGCTAACCCAATGCCTTAATAATTAATTATGGGTAGAAAGGATTTTATATGGCAGCAAAAGCTAATCTTATTATGACAAATGATATTCAGGTAAAAGCACGTGAGATTGATTTTGTTACCAGATTCGAAAGAAACTGGGAACACTTACGTGAAATACTTGGTATCATGCGTCCAATCAAAAAGACGCCCGGAGCGGTTCTTAAATCAAAATATGCAGAGGGTACATTACAGAACGGAAATGTTGGTGAAGGTGAGGAAATCCCTTACAGCAAATTCGTTGTAAAAGAAAAACCCTATGCAGAAATGACTATCGAGAAATACGCAAAGGCTGTATCTATCGAAGCAATCAAAGATCACGGTTACGAGAACGCTGTTCAGATGACCGATGATGAATTCCTCTTCCAGCTTCAGACTAATGTTACTGAAAGATTTTACAACTATCTGAAAACAGGTACTCTCTCATTCACGGAAACCACTTTCCAGATGGCTCTGGCAATGGCTAAAGGTCGTGTAGAAAACAAATTCAAACAAATGCATAGAAATGTAACTGGCGTTGTTGGGTTTGTAAATATTCTGGACGTGTACGAGTATATCGGAGCAGCTGGGATTTCTATTCAGAACCAGTTCGGCTTCCAGTATGTGAAAGACTTCCTGGGATTCAATACGATTTTCTTACTGTCTGACAGTGAAATTCCGAGAGGAACAGTAATCGCTACACCTGCTGAAAATATCGTTCTGTACTATGTTGACCCGAACGAATCTGATTTCGCAAAAGCGGGTCTTGTATATACTGTATCCGGTGAAACAAATCTGATCGGATTCCATACACAGGGCAATTACCACACAGCAGTGTCTGAATCATTCGCAATCATGGGGCTTACCCTCTTTGCAGAATATATTGACGCTGTTGCTGTCGGAACTATCGACACAACTCAGACACTGGGAACCCTCACTGTAAACTCCGCAGCAGGAAGTAAGAGTGGATATACAAAAGTAACCATTACTCCGGCAAAAGCAAACGCAGGGAATGCATATAAATACAAAGTTGCATCTTCTGAGACTGCCGTAGACTACGGACAGAATGTGAAGAACTGGAGCGCATGGGATGGCGAATCCGATATTACAGCAGCAACAGGGCAGGTTATCACGGTGGTTGAGTGTGACAGCACCTACAAGGCACTTAGTGCCGGACATGCGACTGTAACAGCAAAATGATGATCTCAGGAGGTAACTGGCATGGCTTATGCAGATTATAAATTCTATACAGAATCATTCGGCAATGTCGTGCCAGAAGCTGACTTTCCACGACTGGCAGAAAGAGCCAGTGATTTTGTGGACACAATGACATTTGACAGGTTGGTGGATGGACTGCCAACAAACGAACGCTCACAGAAGCGTATCAAAAAGGCGGTCTGTTCATTGGCTGAATTAATGTATCAGATTGAGCTTGCTGAGAAGAATGCTATTAATCAGGCGTCAGCAAGTGCAACCGACATAAATGTCGGGAACATCTCAACAGGCATTGTAACATCTGTATCATCTGGCAGCGAATCCATTTCTTACGCAACACCTCAGCAGATCGGGGCGAGTGCAAAGGAATGGAGCGCAGTATATGCCGCCGCCGGAGATGTACAGAAAACGAATGACTTGCTCTTAAAGAAAGCTTTACCGCTTCTAATGGGAGTAAGGACGGATGATGGCATACCGATATTGTATGCGGGATTATAAAAGGAGGTAAAGATGGAAGCATTATTTACGAATGTAACACTGATTCTAGCAGTAATCAGTGTTTTGGCATTTTGCGTGTCTGTGATTACACAGGTGATTAAAAATGTTGGGTTCCTGTCGAAAATTCCGACAGATGCCTTGGTGCTTGTACTGTCTATCGGAATTACTGTAGCCGCTTTTGTGGCGTATATGCAGTATATCCACATGACAATCTTGTGGTATATGATTTTAGCAGCTATCATGGCCGGGTTTATTGTGGCGTTTATTTCCATGTTTGGATGGGAGAAGATTACGGAATTGTGGAAGCGAACGTCCAAGGTTGACGTGGACAAGCTGAATAAGAAAGAGTGATTTTATGGGCGGACGTGGTGGAAGTAGTGGGTTAAGTAACGAGAAGCCGGTTTCTAAGCTTATTGCGAAGGTGTACTTTAATTCTTCAAAGAAAAGCGATGCTTTAAGGGGAAGCGGAACTGTTAAAAAAGACAGTAAACTTGAGAAGGTCATTAATTCGGAAAACACTAGCTACTTTAAGTCAATCAAGACAAAGAGCGAAGCAGTAAAGACAATGAATTATATAAATGACAGATTAAGTGAGAGTAAAAGGAAAATCGCAAAACTTGGAAGTGCAGAGGCGTTATTTAAAAATCAAAGGCTTGCTATAGAGCATCGAAAATTAGTCAATGCCAGTACAGCCATGAGAGATGAAATGCGCAAATTTTCAAAGGCCTCTGAAAAAGGCGATATAAGTGCTTTACACGATACAAGCCGTACTACCACCACTTATGACAGAGCCAGAAAGCGCAGAATGAAAAACTTTGATTCATGGTTTTTTGGAAGCGGAAAGAAGTAATCTATGGCAAACCGAGAGACAAGTATAGCTTACGAAAATCTGAACCGCCGCATCTTCCCCGGTGTCGGCGAATATGGTATACCACAGATAAAGCCTGAGGCGTTCGAGGGTAACTGCGAATTTGTCGGTTTTAATTATGCCAGAGGAAAATGCAGTAATCCAGAAGAGAAAGCTGTTCATTTCTTTTTAGATGATTACCAATTTGACGCACTATGGAGAAATCCAGACAGGTACGTGGACAAGCTGAGTAAATTCCGGTACATTCTAACACCAGATTTCAGCACTTACACCGATTTTCCGAAAGCTATCCAGATATACAACCATTACCGCAAACACTGGATAGGTGCATATCTGCAAGAATATGGTTGCCGCGTGATTCCAACAATCTCATGGAGCACGCCGGATTCTTACGATTGGTGTTTCGATGGGGAGCCAGAGGGCGGAACAGTTGCAGTATCTTCTGTTGGTTGCATGAACGGAAAGAAAAAGAAAGAACTGTTTCTTTCTGGTTACAATGCCATGATTGAACGATTACACCCAGAAAGCATTATCTTTTACGGGAAAATGCTGGAAGAGTGCAAAGGCAATATTGTCCGAATAAAATCATTCTCTGATAGATTTTCAAAAGCAATATGTGAAGGATAGGAGGGTATCATGTATTCATCTAAAATTACACTTTTCAACTATTACGAAAGTGCCACAACTGGAGATGCGTACTGGTATCCTCATGTGCTATCCGGCGTTGACCTCATTACCGACAAAGGAGCAATCCTTAAAAAGTACGGTCCAGACGCAACTGACAACGCACAGTTACATGTTCGATACACTGTCCAGAACGGAGATATAACCATTACTGATAAGGATGGTAAAATTCTCCCGTATGTGCCGTCTAAAGAGTGGAAACAGCAGATTAACAATGCCCTGGAAGACACTATCACTTTCTCAAATGAGTCGTTCTTCTGGGAGGGCGAGTGGACTGGCGGAACGGTATCCGATGGTGATTATCGGAATGGATTCTACCAGTACATGAATGAGAATAAGGATAACGTGTTTAAGATTACCAGTGTGGGCGGTCCATATACGCTAATTCCACATTTTGAGATTCTGGGTAAGTAATATGAGCAAGATTCATCATTTCAAAGGATTCTCCGTAGTCGATGGAGATATGAAAATCAAACTGAATATGGACAGGTTCTCCAGGCAATACCAAGAAGCCCAGTATCTCCTTGATGGAATGGTTATGGACAGTATGGTACCGTTTATGCCGATGATTACAGGAGATTTCATTGACGAGACAAGGGCAAAAAGTTCCTCTATGCAAGGTACAGGATTTGTTTGTGCGGCGGCGGCACCTTATGGCAGATTCCTCTATATGGGGAAAACGATGGTGGACGAGCTGACCGGAAGTCCTTACGCTCGGCAGTATGCCAAGAAAGTCCTTGTCAGCCAGTTTTCTGGTCAGACAGCCGCAAAAGAGAATCTTGAATACACCAGACAGGCGCACCCACAGGCACAGGCAAAGTGGTTCGATGCCGCTAAACGACAATACGGTGACACATGGCTTCGAAAGGTAAAAGCGCAGGCAGGAGGTGGCAGACATGGCAGATAAGCCTATCGGAAAAGATGCAACCGGATATGAAATTCTGACAGATGCCATGAAAGCACTTCTGAACCAGTATCCGGGACTGTATGAAAATGAAACAATCAAATTTGAAGAACTCGGCAAAGAATCCGGAATTGCATTCTCAGCAGACAACGGGGCGTTGGTCTATTTGGAAAAAGAAAATGTTTGTGGCGTGATGCACCAAATTTGTCAGTACCCATTCTACGTAGTATACCGAACAGCATCCGACAAGGAAAGGCAGAAGTTATCTGTTCAGAAGTTCCTTGACAATCTCGGTAAATGGATATGTCGAGAACCAGTTGTCATAAACGGCTCTGAGACACGCTTAAATGCGTTTCCTGAACTTTCACAGGGACGAGTGATAAAGCGTATCACCCGTGATAACTCCTATGGTTTAGAGCCGCAGGAGAACGGCGTACAGGATTGGCTATTGCCATTGTCAGTACGCTACGAAAATACTTACGAAGTAATATAACAAGTAACAACCGGCTATCAATTGGAGATAGTCGCTAACCTACACAGCCTTTTAAAAGTTATAGGCAGAAAGGACATTTCTATGCCAGTTACAGGAAAGATTGACCGTAAATATATGGCTCATTACGTTGATTCAGGTTCTCTCTGTGGAGGACCGACACCGAAATATGAGCGTCTTGGAAAAGATCTGGAAGAGTACAATATCGACCTCAATCCAGATACTGAAACATCTAAAAACATTCTCGGAGAATCCACATTTAAACACAATGGCTACGAAGCTTCTTCTGACGCTGATCCGTTCTATGCAGATACTACATCAGATCTGTTCGAAAAGCTTCAGCAGATCGTTGATGAACGTCTTAAAGACGATAATTTGAAAACAAGTGCAGTTGAAGTGCACCTCTGGAAAGAAGCAACAGACGGTAAATACGAAGCATACAAGCAGGATTGCCATGTTGTGCCGACATCCTACGGCGGTGATACATCTGGATATCAGATTCCGTTTACAGTGAACTACGTTGGAGAACGTGTCAAAGGAAAATTTGACATTACTTCA